TCAGGTGTCGCCGTCATGCTCTGCCTGGCGTCGAACCATATCCAGCAAGTAGATAGCCCCCTCCAAAGTCAGACCGTGCGCGTAAATAGCCGTTCGAATGCCCTCTCTCACTAGCACCGGGGGCTCCCAATCCACTGCGTCCAAAGCCTCACGATACATGGCTTCAGAGGCTTTCAGGTGCTCCCTGGCAGCGTTCCGATCCGTGGCCACGGCGCCAGTGCGGTCACTGGCAGGCTCACCAGTCGCCATCCATATAGGGTCCTGGTCCAGAACCTGACAGATATCCCAGAAGTCAGGCAGGTCAGGATAAGTGTCACCGCGCAGATAACTGCGCAGAGTGCCTTCCGAAGGTCGCACCTTCGACGACAAACCACGCACGGACATGCTACCCATAGCCGTTTTCAGACGATCTTTGAACCGTCCGACTCTTGGATCCAGCATCGGACGTTGCGTCCGTTTCTCTGTCATCGCGTCCTTATCCCGTTAATTAATTGATTTCAAACAGCTTTCCAGGTCTCGCCACTACATTGCGAAGAAAACAGAAACAGACGCGCAGTTTTCGTTTGCTGTGCGTATTTTTCTGATGTATGTTTATTCGACCTCCTTGGTTAGACACAGGAAGCGAATACTTACATGGCCAAACTCACCCCCGATCTCAAACGGCTTTTAAATAACCCGCATAAGCGCCGGGAGTGGATCAGGTTTCAACTGGCCATAGCTGGCGATACATACGCCTCTCTTGGCCGTAGAACAGGCATCAGCGCGGGCGCGATCTATCTCGCGCTCAGAAAGCCTTACCCGAAGGTTGAGGTGATGCTGGCCCGGGAAATGGGCCTGGAGCCCAAAGACCTCTTTCCCGAGCGCTATACCGCCGACGGCCTGCCGAACAGAGGGCAGCTGAGACGATACTACCAGTCTAGCAAATCACGGGCCGCCGAACCGCGCAATGTACAGCAGAGCGGGACGGTATAGACATGGCCCGTCGTGATCCACTGACCACCGATATGTTCGAAGTGCCGGCCCCGGTTCAGGGCCCGGCCAGCCTCGGCTTCGGCGTCCAGGTGGCCAATATGGTCAGCGCCTGCCTCGCCGCCAGCGAACACGACCGCATTGAAATTGCCGCGAGGATGTCCCGCCTCACAGGACGTGAGGTCAGCAAATACATGGTGGACGCCTGGTCCGCCGAAAGCCGAGAGAGCTTCAATCTCCCGTTCTACCTAGTGCCGGCTTTCGAGGAAGCCTGTGGACCGGGCGTCCACACCCTCACCAACTGGCTGGCCAATGTTCGGGGCGGCCGCCTGTATGTGGGCCGTGATGCCTTGTCGGCAGAGCTCGGCCAGCTTGAGCGGCAGAAAGAGGAAACCAGTCGACAGATCCGTAACCTGCGCAAGCGGTTGGGAGGCCCGGAATGAAAGAGTGGTTTCCCGCTACCGAGCTCGCAGGACTGCCAGGGCTACCCACCACTGATCGCCGTGTCCGCGACGTGGCTAGTAGAAACAGCTGGAAGGCGCGACGCCGGCAAGTGGGTAAAGGCTTCGAGTATCACATATCGAGCTTGCCATTGGATGCCAGAGCGCAGCTCGCGGCCGTTCATAGCCGCATGCAGCGGCGAGTATCCTCTGATGCCCAGGCGGGCGCGGCAGCCGGGCGTCGACTGGCGATCACCAGCACGATGCGGCAACGCGGGCAAGCCGTGGCTCGCGAACAGGGCTTAAACGGCTATTTGAAGCTCAGCGAACGGGGCCGCACGCGGGCCGATGCTCGGGCCGCCATCCTCGCTGAACTGAGGACCTTCAGCCAGAGCGCCGCGCTGACCGGCCGCCGGGCCGTCGATGCGTTCACCGCCAAGTACAACCTGGGTGAAATCCTGGTCGAGGACTGGGTCCGCGAGCAGGTGGAGACCGTCGCGGCGGCTACGCTCTACCGCTGGCAGAAGCGCTACAACGACGAGGGCGTGGCGGCGCTGGCCGGCGCCTACAAAGGCCAGGCCGGCCGGTCGCTGATCGACCGGCAGCCGGAGCTGAAAACATTCGTCACGTCCATGCTGAACGAGTTCCCGGACACTACCTGCGTGAAGGTGATGAAAGCGGCTCGCGCCCGTTTCTCCGACACCGGTGTCGAGTTGCCCAGCAAGCGCCGCATGGAAATATGGGTCGCCAACTGGAAGCGCGATAACGCCAGCCTTCACACCGCCGCCACCAACCCCGACGCCTGGAAGAATAAATACATGGCGGCGTTCGGGAGCTACAGCGAGGACGTGACCCGGCTTAATCAGCGCTGGGAACTGGACTCCACCCCTGCCGACGTGATGCTTCTGGACGGTCGCTATTCAGTCGTCGGCGCAATCGACGTTTATTCCCGCCGCCCCAAATTGCTGATCAGCCGCACCAGCACGGCGAGCAGCGTCGGCCAGCTGCTGCGGCGCTGTTTTATCGACTGGGGCATTCCCGAGGAAATTAAAACCGACAACGGTTCCGACTATACCAGCCGCTATATCAAGAGCGTTATTCAATCCCTGGATGTTGAACAGAGGCTTTGTGCGCCGTTCTCCGGCTGGGAAAAACCGCACATTGAACGATTCTTTAAAACCTTCTCCCACGATCTGGTGGAGCTGCTGCCGGGCTACATCGGCCACAACGTCAGCGAGCGGAGCGCGATTGAGGCCCGCCGTAGCTTCGCGGACCGGCTGTTCCAGAAGGATCAGGCCGTCCAGCTGCGAATGACGGCGCAGGAGTTCCAAGCGTTCGCCGACGAGTGGGTCGAGAACATCTACATGCAGCAGCACCACGAGGGCCTGCGGGATACCCCGTTCAACCGCGTGGCGCGTTGGGCCCAGCCGGTTCGCAAAATCAATGATGAACGGGCCCTGGACGTGCTGCTGGCCGGCGCGCCGGACACCACCACGCGAACCGTCACCAAGAAGGGCCTGCGGATCGACGGCATCAACTACATCGCGGCGGAGCTCGGCACTGTCATCGGCGACACGGTGCGGGTCGCCTACACCGAGAGCGTGGGTGCGGTGTATGTGTTCACCGATGACGGTTTCCTGTGCGTTGCCGAGGCGCCCGAGTACACCGGCATCGACCGGAAAGAAGTGGCCGCCCACGCCAAGATCGCACAGCGTGAATCAGTTCAGGCCGCGCGCCGAGAACTGCGAGCAGCGGCCCGCAAGGCGGGCATCAAAACGGCCGCCGATGAAATCCTCGCCCACGCCCGGGAACAGCGTAACGTCACCGCGCTGCCAGCCCGCAGCGACTCCTACACCACCGAGGCCCTGGAGCAGGCCGCCCTGGCCGCCGAGGCCGTCACCACCAAGCCAGTGCCATCCCGCGACGACGAAACCCGCCAAGCCGTGGAAGACCTCCGCGCGAATCTGGCGGCACCGCGCAAAGCGGCCGTGGTGGAAATGGGCACGAACCCGAAAGCGGACTACCGCCGCTGGATGGCGCTGGATCGGAAAGCGCATGCGGGGGAGATGCTGAATCAGCAGGAAAAAGCGTTCTACGAGGGGTATCCGAAAACCACGGACTACTCAGCCATGAAGGACTTCTTCAAACGCTTCGGGCTTGAAGCGAAAGAAGGGTGAGCCCGGCGGGTGCCACCGCCGGACTCGGTTACTACGTCAAGCAATAACGGGGAAAAGCATGATCGAAGAAAATCGGAGCGTCAACTTGCCATCGGTCGCACCACTGCAAAACGTGGCCCTGGCGGAGAGCGTGATGCAGCAGCTGATAGACAGGCCGTCGCACCTGCCCGGCATGGCCGCGTTCTTCGGCCCGTCCGGCTACGGAAAGACGATCGCCGCCAGCTACGTCGCCACGACCTACCGCGCTTACTACATCGAGTGCAAAAGCACTTGGACCAAGAAGGCCATTCTGCTGGCGATTCTCCGCGAGATGGGCGTCATGCCCGCCACCACCATCTACCAGATGGTCGAGCAGGTGGCCGAGCAGCTGGTGCTGAGCGGCCGCCCGCTGCTGATCGATGAAATGGACCACATCGTCGACAAGAAGGCCGTGGAGCTGATCCGCGACATCTACGAGGCCAGCAACGCCCCGATTCTGATGATCGGCGAAGAGCAGTTCCCCGCGAAGCTCAAGCGCTGGGAGCGCTTCCACAACCGCATGCTGGTGTGGCAGCAGGCCCAGGCGTCCGACCTGGACGACGCCCGCGAGCTCGCCAACCTCTACGTCACCCAGCCGGACGGCATCGAGCTGGCCGACGATCTGCTGGAAGACGTGCTGCGCCACTCACGCCAGGCGGCCCGCCGCGTCGTCGTCAACCTGGAGCTGATCCGCAAGCAAGCGCTGCGCCAGAGCTGGAGGTACGTAGACCGGGCGACCTGGGCCGACGGCCAGCTCTACACCGGCGACGCGCCCGCACGCCGGAGGGTAGCCGTATGACCACCGCCTGTGAGACCGCCGTGGACTCCGTGCTCCGCCGCCTACAGGAAGACGGGCGCCTGGCGTACCTGATGGGGCCCGGTTCGGAGACCTACGCCCGCCTGTGCGCCGCTGGCGCCGAACGCAACGACGTGTCCGTCGAGCAGTTCGAGCGCGCCTTTACGGCCACCCTGCACCCCGAGCCCTGGAGACGTGACCATGACTGAACCCCGTCCTGGCCGCCAACGCGGCCGCAAACCCGTCAGCCTCACCCACGCCGCCCAGGGCGTGATGTCCACCCAGGACGCCGTGTGGCAGTGCATCCGCGATCTGCCCGGCGAGTTCGCCCACCGCGACGTGTGCCGGGCTGCTCAGATCGTAATGGGCACCGGCGTCAACGACGACACCGTGCGCAGCTACCTGCGGCGGCTGGAAGCCGGGGGCTACCTGGAGAGCCGCACCCAGGATGTGAGCGCCAGCGGCAAACCACTCAAGGGCGCCGCCCGCCAGCGCCTGTACCGGCTGGTCCGGGACACCGGCATTGAGACGCCCCGCATCACCCGCGACGGGCAGCCGGTCACCCAGGGCCAGGGGCAGGAATCCATGTGGCAGACCCTGCGGATACTCGGCGAGTGCAACGCCCGCGAGCTGGCACAGACCGCGACCAACGGCCGCGTCAGCGTGTCGCTCACCGACGCCCGCTCCTACCTCAAGCAGCTGCACGCCTGCGGGTACCTGATCGAGTCGGCCCGCAACAACGGCCCGCACTCGCTCGCGCGCTACCGGCTGCTGCCCTCTCGGAACACCGGCCCGAAGGCGCCGCAGGTGCAGCGGATCAAGGCGGTGTTCGATGCCAATACCGGCGAGACGCACCTGCCCGCCCGCCACCAGGCTGGGGGGCAGTCATGAGCGCGATCAAGAAGACGGCCCGCGCCAAGATCCACACCGCCTGGGGCCCGGATGCCCCCGGGTGGGTGCGTGCCCTCGCCGACGAATGCGACCACACCAGCCAGAGCAAGACGGCCACGCGAATCGGCTACAGCGCGGCCGTCGTCAACACCGTGCTGGGGCGCACCTACCGGGGCGATTACACGGCCGTTGAACAGGCGGTTAAAGGCGCGCTTCAGGCCGAAACGGTTCAGTGCCCGGTGGCGGGTGAGCTGGCCGCGCACCAGTGCTCGGAGTACCAGCGGCAGCCGTTCAGCGCCACCAACAACATGCGCGTGCGGTTGTACCGCGCGTGCCGGAGCGGCTGCCCCCACAGCCGCCACACCCGACGGGAGGACCCGTGATGGATGACCGCGAGCTCAACTACTGGGCGGACCTGTATGTCGAGAACAACCTGCGCCGCTACCTGACGTTCAGCCAGTTTATCGCCAATCCGCGTGGCCACCTGCGGGCGATTTTCGAGCAGGAGTTCCGGCCGCTGCTGGCGCGCCAGCGCTCCGTCCGTGATCGCCTCGCCGCCGGCTGCCGCACCCTGGAGCAGGGCTGCCGCGCCCTCGAAGCCGAGCTCGACCGGTGGGAGGCCGCGCTGGCCAGTCACCGCCGCATCGAGAACGGCCACATCATCGATCCCATGAAACACCACCGTCACCCCAGGTAGGAGGTCCCATGCAACGACCCATTCACAGCAAACCGTGCTACGCGTTCGCGGCCTCCGATGGCCGGATCACGATCAGCACCCGTCTGCCCCGCAACGCCATGCCGGTGGCCAAGGGGCCCCGCCGGGCCCTGTTCGAGCTGATCGCCCCGCGCGCGGTCACCGACTCCACCGGCCTGCGCGTGCCGATGGTGAACCCGAAGATGACCTACCCCGAGGTGGTCGAGACGGTGGTCAGCTGGAGTGAGCGCCTGGCCCGTTACAACAGCGACAGCGAGATCACGATGATCTAGGAGCCTGCCATGAACCAGTCAGCCGCCACCGCACGATTGAGCCAGGACAACGTCCGCCTCGCCCTCCAGCAGCACATCGGCAAGACGCACGGCGTGGGCATCGGGAACCTGGTGTTTGAGGCCACCGGAGAGCAGCCGTCGATGGCCGCCGAGCGGCGTTGCCGCCGGATCATCAGCGAGCTGCGCGAGGACGGCCTGCCCGTCTGCGGCACGCCCCGCAGCGGCTACTACATCGCCGCCACTCAGGCCGAGCTCAGCGAGTGCTGTGCGTTCCTACGCAGCCGGGCCATGCACAGCCTCAAGCTGGAAGCACGGCTTCGGCGGGTGCCGGTGGGCGACCTGGTTCAGCAGATCGGGCTCGACATTTAGGCCAGCAGGTCATTGTGACCTGGCGGACGCTGGTGGCGCTTTCCAAGGAATTGACCACCCGTAAATTCAGCCAGGCAAACCAACGAACGGAGTAAGCCATGAACATGCAACCCACCGAAGAGTACCTGGTCGACGCCCAGGGCCGCTGGGTCCCCAAGGACACGATCAAGGAGATCGACATCCTGCGCGACCAGACCGTCGGCGCCATCGTCGAGAAGGCGCGCGCGTTGCAGGATCACATGACGCAGTTCAAACGCCAGGCCATGAGCGATGTCCGCGAGTTCGTCGATCTGTCCGCCGAGCGCTACAACGTCAAGGTCGGGGGCAAGAAGGGCAACGTCACCCTGACCTCATTCGACGGCACTGAGCGGGTCGTGGTCCAGGTCAGCGAGAACATCCGATTTGACGAACGGATCCAGGCCGCCAAGGCCCTGATCGACAACTGCATCCACCGCTGGACCGCTGACAGCAGCTCCGAGGTGAAGGCGCTGGTGGAGCATGCGTTCCAGGCCGACAAGGAAGGCAACATCTCGATCAGCCGGATCCTCGGTCTGACCCGCCTCAAGATCAGCGACGCCGAGTGGCAGGACGCGATGGAGGCGATCCGCGACTCCATGCAGGTCGTGGACACCGCCACCTACATGCGGATCTATCAGCGCGACAGCGCCCGCGACCCCTGGGTCGCCATCCCCCTCGACATCGCCAAACTGTAGGAGTCCCCATGAACGCAGAGCAATGGAATCGACTGTACCCGGTTGGCACCGAGGTTTTCGTTACCGACGCCGGCGAGCAGTACCAGACCCGCACCGTCACCGAAGCATGGACCCTCAGCAGCGGCAAGCCAGCTGTGATAGTGGCGGGCTCCGTCTGCTGCCTACTCATGCAAGTCACGCCGGTGGAGCCGGTCGGGCGCCACACGCTCCGCCAGCCGTTTGGGCTGCTGGAGCGCATGCCACTCGCCGAGCTGCTGGACATGATGGCCGGCCACGGCGTCGCCAAGACCGCCAGCGTGTTCAAAAACCACGATGACCAGCCGGTGTTCGCGGTGGTGCTGCTGACCGGTGCCGACATCCAGGGCTATCTGGATGCATTCGACCAGGTAGAGAAGCGGGTGAACGAGAACGGTCAGCCGGCAATACGTCAGGCCAGGGAGGCCCGCAATGACTGAGCACACTTGTGAGCGGCGCTACAGAGACGTGGGCGGCGAGCCCCGGACGCTGCGAGAGATGATCGCGGTGGACGCTGAATGGGCGGCGAATCGCATTCGTCGGTGTGAGGACCTGGAGGCCGTGGCGCAATCCATCGAAGACACACACGTCGTTAGCGGGATTGGGTATGCGCACGTCCTCTTGGAAGGGCAGAGGCTCAAGTACAACGAGAACGGACAGTCACTGCAAGCGGCTGTCATTACTGAATTGCTCACTCTATTAACCGAGCAGGCCAAGTACATCATGGACCGTCACCGCCTGAAGACCACACCCGGCGAGCGGGAAATGGCAGCGCTTCGGGAAGACGCCGCGCGGTATCGGTGGCTGCGCGAGCGGGACCTGGACACCATCCACCGAGGTGGCGTGTTCGCCGGTCAGACACCTGAGAATTTTGTACTCGCCGGGGAAGACCTGGACATCGCCGTCGACCAAGCGCGCTTCGGAGCCGGAGAGGAAACAAAGAATGGGTGAGTTCAAGACCACCACGCTGGACAAGTGGCAGAACCTGGAGGGCCGCTTGAGCGGCCTGTTTGGCTGTGCCGTTGCCCTGGCCGGTGGGCATGAAATCCAAATGGTGAAGGGCCGGGACGGCGAACGCCTGGTGATTCAGGTGTACGTGGACGGCTCGATCAAGGGCGAATGGACCAAGGCCGAGAACGGCCAGCCGCTGCACCCCGAAGCGCGCTTTTGGCGGCCGTATCGCTGCCGCTCATGGCCGCTGAAGGAGTACCCCGCTCTGAAGCGCGCCTTCGGAAAGCGGAAGGCCGATCAGATGACGGCATTGAAGACCGTGGCGTTCATTCCAACCTGGAACAGCCCCCGAACATTGGTGCGCCACCTCAGAAAGCAGTTTCCCGATCTGGAGCTTCAAGACCGCGATCAAAGTCTGGACGCGCTGGCAGGAGGTGGGTTGTGAGGATCGGCCGCTGCCCGACCTGCCACCACCACCTGGACCTGGAGGCCCTGGCGCAGGATGAATCCGCCCGGGACCTGCTGGCCCTGGTGGCCAGGACGCCGCACACCGTGATGGTGCCGCTGCTCACCTACCTGGGCCTGTTCCGGCCGGCCAAGCAGGATCTCCGCAACGACCGCGCGTTGCGCCTGGCCGAGGAGGTTCTGGAGCTCACCAGCGACCAGCACCTGCTGGGCGCCGCTCTGCGGGACACGGTGGAGCAAATCCACAAGAAGCGTCAGGGCGGCGGCGACAACCAGCCCCTCAAGAACCACAACTATCTGCGCCAGGTGCTGAAAAGCATCGCCGACCGGATCGGCCAGGCCGTGCCGGCGGCGCAGCAGAACACCGAGACCAAAAAGCCCGGCCCGATTCACGCCGACCCGGACGAGGTGTGGCGCCGACAGATGGAGCGCCTGGGCTATGCGCCGGACCCGGAAGGCGCCGGCAAGATTCGGAGATTGCCCAATGAGTGAACTGCGCAAGCGCGAGCTGGCCATGATCCACATTGGCCGTGCCCAGCTCGGCATGGATGAAGACACCTACCGCGACATGCTGTGGACCCAGGCCCGGGTGCGCAGCAGCGCCGACCTGGACGCCGCCGGCCGGGGCAAGGTGCTGGCGCACTACCGCGCCCTCGGCTGGCGCCCCAAGCGCCACCGGCACCCGGGCCGGGTCGCCCGCGACATCAAGGCCCTGATGGGCAAGATCGAGGCGCTGCTGGCGGACATGGGGCTCGCCTGGGCCTACGCCGACAGCATCGTCCGGCGCATGCACGGGCTGGAGAGCGTGCGATTCGCCACCCCGGCGCAGCTGCGCGACCTGGTCGCCGCGCTGACCTACGAACAACAACGCCGTGCCAGCCGTTGCTGCCCCGAGTGCGGGGAGCAAGCCGGCCACGCGGAGGGCTGCCCGGAGGTGAGCGATGGACGCCGATAAAATCTATGAGGAGGATCTGCCGGCCGGATTGCAGGAGCTCCGCGAGCTGATCGGCCTACCCGCCACCCTGACGCTGGTGGAGCACTACGGCGGCATCCACGTGAAGGTGCCGAGCCGGTATTTCGACACCAACGAGCTGGTGCGTGTTGTCGGCCACAAGGCCACCAGCCTGCTGGTGCGCCGGTACGGCGGGACCACCCTGTACATCGCAAAAGCGGACGGCGTTCTGCGCGCCCTGCGCAACATGGAAATCGCCGCCCGGTTCGACGGCGGCGCCCGAGCTCACCGGCTCGCCCGCGAGTTCGGCTTGAGCGAACGGCAAATCTGGAAGATCCTTAACCGCCCGGAGACCTTGCGAGGCCCGCGACCGGAGCAGCCCGGTCTCTTCGACTGAACCCGTTCAGTCTCTCCGCATCCCGCCCGGCCCCCTAACCTGACAGTCTCAGAACGAGACCTCTCACCTTGAGAATAACGTCAGGAAGGGCCCATGAAATCCCTCATTCAATCCCTGTTTAAACACCTCTCGGATCTGCTGTCCGGAATCCAGAAGCGCATCCCCCGCCTCACCAGCTGGGGCCTTGTCGCCGCCGCGCTGCTGGTGGCCGTCGCTGTCCTGCATCCGTCCCAGCTCACCGTCGTCCTGTGGAAGTTGTGCCTGGTCGCCCTGGCGGCGCCGATGGCGTACTGGATCGACCGCGCGATGTCGCCCTACGGCCGGCCGCACCGGATGGACTGTGATACCCGGCGGGACATCGCCATGTTCCGGCGCGCCATTATTTTCCTTGCGGTGGTCCTCGGCCTGACGCTGGGGCTATAACGCTATGCGTAGCGCCCGGCCAATCATTCATGCCCTGCTGCTCGCAGCACTGGTCGTGCCCCTGTGGGCGCCGGCGGATCAGATCCCCGTTGAGGCGGAGCGCTACCGTCGCACGCTGGAGCGCACCGCGAATCTGTACTGGGGCCTCGATGCTCCGGTGGCCACCATCGCCGGCCAGATCCATCAGGAGAGCCGCTGGCGGCCGGACGCGCGGTCCCACGTGGGCGCCCAGGGCCTGGCGCAGTTCATGCCGGACACCGCCGACTGGTTCGCGTCCATGTACCCCGACGCCCTGGGGGACAACGCGCCGTTCAGCCCGGGCTGGGCCCTGCGCGCCGCAGTCCTCTACGACCAATGGCTGTATCAACGAGTCCAGGCCGCCAGCGACTGTGATCGCTGGGCGTTCGTGCTCGCCGGCTACAACGGCGGGCTCGGGTGGGTGTACCGCGACCAACGGCTGGCGTCGGCTTCCGGGGCCGACCCGCTGGCCTGGTCTGATGTGGCGCCCCACAACGCGGGGCGCTCGCCGCCCAACTTCCGAGAGAACCGCCACTACGTGGACGTGATCCTGCATCGCTGGGAGCCGCTCTATGAGCGGCTCGGCTGGGGGAGCGGCGTATGTCCATGACCACCTGGCTGCTCGCTCTCGTCATCGCCTGCGCCGGTAGCGGCGCGCTCGGCTATTGGCAGGGCGTGGAACGCGGCGAGCTGAACGTCACCGCCGAGATGAGCGAGTCAACCGTCAACCGGCTGACCTCGGTACTCGATGACTACACTAAATTAACCGCTGACGCGAACGCCGCCAGCATCAAGCTGCGTGACGCCGCGAAACAGCGCGCTCAGCAGGACCGACGAACCACCCGGGAGCTACAGGATGCGCTCGCTCTACAAGCTGATGTCTGTGCTGATTTTCGCTATAGCGCTGACGTCGTGCGCCAGCTCGACACCGCGTGGCAGCGCGCCACCCAGGCCGCTGCCGGCGGAATTGATGACGCCGTGCCCAGCCCCGACTAAACCGCCCGCGCAGCGGGAGGCTACCAAGGAGCGAATGGCCGTGACCGTCAAGCTGCTGCTGGACGAATACGGGCTGTGCGCGGGGCGGACCTTTGAGCTCCAGGAACAACTACTACAACGAACGTACCGGGGGACGGAATGAACTGGGACCTGAGCGCCTACCAAATCTTTCAGATCGTGTGGGCCATCGGCGCTGGTCTGTACACGCTGTACCTCCACCGAGTCGGGAAAGAGCAGGTGCGCGCGAAGGACCTGCAAGCCTACAAGGAGGCGGTGCGCGACGACCTGGTCGACAAGTCGCACCGCATCGCGGAGCTGGAGAGCCAGATCCGTCACATGCCAACACACATGGATATCGGGCAGGTCCTGAAGCGCCTCGACGAAACCAACCAACGACTCGCCCAGGTAATGGGCGAGTTCAGCGGTATGAGCCACACGGTGAGCATGGTGCAGCAATATCTGATCACGCGGGGAGAGAACTGATGACGTTTGCAGAGATGGTCCGGCAGGATCGGCGCCTGGTGATCCTGAAGATCCTCGCCGAAAGCGACCACTATTCCACCAACGAGCACCTGCTGAAGATGGGCCTGCATGCCTTTGGCCACAACGTCGGCTCTGACCTGGTGCGTACCGAAGTGGCCTGGCTGAAAGAACAGGGTCTGGTCAGTGTCGACGAGCTCGGCGGCGTTCAGATCCCGAAGCTCACTGGCCGGGGCCTCGACGTTGCGCAGGGCTCCACCGTCGTGCCTGGCGTGAAGCGTCCGGCACCGGAGTGAAGCCATGATCTGGATTGCGCTCTACCTCACCCTCGGCATCGTGATTCTTTACTGCCGGTTCCATACCCGGCACCACAGGAGCTGGTGATGGGCCGCAAATCTTCCATCCAGGAACTGGACCCCAAGATCCGCGAAGCGGTCGATTCGGCGATCCGTGACGGCCGCGCCAGCATCGACGATATCGTTGAGCTGATCGACGACATGGGTGGCGAAGCGTCCCGCTCCGCCGTGGGCCGGTACCGCAAGAACGCCGTCGACCAGATGCGCCGCTGGCAAGAAGCCCGCGAGATCTCCAAGGTCTGGGTCGGCAAGCTGGAGGAAGACCCCAGCAGCGACGTGGGCCGGCTGATCAGTGAGATGCTCAAGACGGTGGCCTTCCAGACCGTGGGCGGCATGGTCGACGACGGCGACGTGGACGCCGACCAGGTGATGCTGCTCGCCCGTGCCCTCAAGGATATCGCCGGCGCCGACAAGCTCAGCGCCGAGCGCGAGCTGAAGATCCGCAAGGAAGAGCGGGACAAAGCCGCCAAGGTGGTGGAGGAAGCCACCCAGGCCGCCGGCATGGATGGCGAGCAGGTCGACTTCTGGCGTAAGAAAGTGCTCGGGATGGCCACATGAAGGAGACGCTATCCGATACCGTCCGGGTCGTCGACTGGGAAGAGCTGCCGGCGTCCGTCCGCGAGATCCCGGCGAGCTTCAACCCGCTGGACGAAGGCGTGCTGATGAAGCACCAGCGCGAGTGGCTGGGGCTGGACAAGGTCATCAAGGTCGCGGACAAGGGCCGCCGGACCGGCATCACCTTTGCCGAGGCGCACGACGACACGCTGATCGCCGCCAGCCGGAAATCAGCCGGCGGCAGCGACATCTTCTACATCGGCGACACCAAAGAGAAGGGGCTGGAGTTTATCGGCTACTGCGCCCACTTCGCCAAGGTGATCACGTTGGCGCAGGGTCAGGGCCTGTCCGGCATCGAAGAGTTCCTGTTCGAGGACCAGGACGAAAACGGCCGCACCAAACAGATCAGCGCCTACCGCATCCGGTTCGCCAGCGGCTTCAAGATCGTCGCACTGTCCAGCCGCCCCGCCAACATCCGCGGGCTCCAGGGTATCGTGGTGATCGACGAGGCCGCCTACCACCCCAACGTCCAGGGCGTCCTGGATGCGGCCACCGCGCTGCTGATCTGGGGCGGCCGCATCCGTGTGATCTCCACACACAACGGCAAGAGCAACCCGTTTAACCAGCTGATAAAGGACATTGAAAACGGCGTGTACGGCAAGGACGCCGGGGTCTACCGCGTGACGTTCGACGACGCCGTGGCCAACGGTCTGTTCGAGCGCGTGTGCATGATGCAAGGCAAGAAGCCGACCGCAGCCGATAAGCGCGCCTGGTACGAACGCATCCGCAACGCCTACGGGCCGCGCCTGGCGGCCATGCGCGAGGAGCTGGACGCCATCCCCCGCGACGGCACCGGGCTGGCCATCCCTGGAGTGTGGATCGAGCGGGCCATGCCCGAGGAGCGCCCGGTGCTGCGCCTGGTACTGGACGACGACTTCGCCCGGAAACCGGAGGACGAACGCATTGCCTGGGCGGAGGACTGGATCCAGCGCCATCTGGCCCCGATGGCCGAGCACCTCGACCCGCAAAGCGAGCACGTGTTCGGCATGGACTTCGCCCGTCACCGCCACTTCTCCGTGCTGCTGCCTGGCGCGATGTCCAGCACCCTGAACCGCGACGCTCCTTTCGTGGTGGAAATGGCCAACGTACCCACTCGCCAGCAGGAGCAGATTCTGTGGGCGTTGATCGACATGCTGCCCAGGTTTGCCGGCGGCGCCATCGACGCCACCGGCCCGGGCCAGACCATCGCCGAGTACACGGCCGATCGCTACGGCGACGGCATCCACCAGGTGGTGCTTAGCCGCAAGTGGTACGGCGAGTGGATGCCCAAGTTCGTGGGTGCGTTCGAGGACGGCACGCTCACCCTGCCGCGCGACAAATCGCTGGAGTCGGACATGCGCGCCATCGAGCTGATCGATGGCATCCCGATGGTGCCCCACGTGGAGCGTCGGGACATGAAAGAGCCCGAGCTGTTCCGGCACGGCGACGGCGCCATTGCCGGCGCGCTCATGTGGTTCGCCAGCCTGAACCGCGTCATAGAGTCGTTCGGCTATCGCCCCGTCCCCAAGAATCCCACCGGCCGTGACGCCGACCACCGCCGCCGGCGCGTGCGGGTCACCGGCGGCTTTCGCAGAGGAGTACTCTAAATGGCGGACAGCCAGATCGTGGATCACCACGGCCGCCCGATTAAGCGCAAGGCGCTCACCCAAGAGGTCGCCTCTGCCTCCCTGACCGGTGTGCGTAGCGTCTGGAATTTTGAGTCCATCGCCAACGGGCTGACGCCCGAGCGCTTGGCCACGGTGCTGCGTGACGCGATAGAGGGCGACGCCGACGCCTACCTGACCCTGGCCGAAGAGATGGAGGAGCGGGATCCGCACTACGCCGCCGTGCTCTCCACCCGCAAGCTCGCGGTGGTCGGCCTGGACCCGCTGGTGGAAGCCGCCACGGACGATGCCCACGACATCAAACTGGCGGACGCGGTGCGCGAGCTGGTCGCGAAACCCGAGTTCGGCGACATGATGCTCGATTGTCTGGATGGCCTGGGCAAGGGCTACGCGGTGATGGAAATCAAATGGGAGGGCGGCGCCACCTGGTGGCCGAAGGGCTATCCGTGGATCGACCCGCGCTTCTTCCTGCTCGACCGCGAAACCGGCGACGAGCTGCGCCTTAAAGACGACAGCGATCCCTTCCACGGCCTGCCGCTGGAACCCTACAAATTCATCGTCCACAAGCCGAAGCGCAAGAGCGGCCGCGCTATCCGCAACGGCCTCGCCCGCTTGGCGGCGGTCGCCTATATGTGCAAGGCGTTCGCCATCACCGACTGGCTGGCGTTCGCCGAAGTGTTCGGCATGCCGATCCGTGTCGGCAAGCACGGCCCGAACGCCAACGAGGACGACATCATCACGCTGATTAATGCCGTGGCGAACATCGGCTCCGATGCGGCGGCCGTGATCCCTGACAACATGCGCATCGAGTTCCAAGAAGCCGGGGGCAGCCGGGGCGGCGAGAGCCTGTTCGAGCGGCTGGCCAACTACATGGACAGCCAGGTCTCCAAGGCCGTGCTCGGGCAGACCATGACCACGGACGCGCAGTCCGCCGGACTGGGCAGCAACCAGGCGGACGTCCACAACGACGTGCGCGAGGATATTCAACGCTTCGACGCCAAGCAGCTGGCAATTACCATCCAGCGGGATCTGATCAAGCCGTTCATCGATCTCAACTTCGGCCCGCAGAAACGCTATCCGCAGTTCAAGCTGCCGGTGCCCGACCCGGAAAACCTGGAGACACTGGTCAACGCCCTGGAGAAGCTGGTGCCGATGGGCTTGCAGGTTGAGCAAAGCGTCATACGCGACAAGCTGCGCGTGCCCGACCCGGCCAAGGGCGCCGTCCTGCTGCAAGCGCCGGCGGCGCAGGCGGCGCTACCGCCACCGGCCATGAACCACGCCGCCCACTGTCCGAACTGCCTCGCCACGTCGCGCAACCGCGCCGAGGATTCCCCCACCAGCTACGTGGACGAGCTGGAGGCTGAGGCGCTCGCCGACTGGCAGGCCCAGCTGGGCCCGATCATCGACCCGCTGGAAGCCCTGCTGCAACGCAGCGCGGACTACGACGATTTCGTGGAGGGCCTGGGCGAAGTCATGGAAGAAATGGACCCGGCACAGATCATCGAGCGCCTGGCCACGGCCACGCTCAAGGCGCGCGGGCTGGGTGACGCCTCTGACCAGCTGGATAGGGAGTAGACAATGGCAGCCGGTCCCGTTCCCAGCGAAGCGCTTGAATACTTCCGCGCCAAGCGCCTTCAGCCCGCGTTCGACTACCGAGACGTTTGGCGGGCCGAGCATGACCTGATGTTCACGGTGGCCAAGGCCATGCGGTTCGATCTGCTCTCGGATATACGCGACGCGGTGGGCGAAGCACTGGCGGAGGGGCAGACGTTCGCCGAGTTCCAGCAGCGGCTCACGCCGATCCTGCAAGCGAAGGGCTGGTGGGGCAAAGGCCAAGCCTACGACCCGCAGGCCGGCGAGCGGGTCGAGGCGCAGCTCGGCAGCCCCCGCCGGCTGCGCACCATCTACCGCACCAACATGCGCACGGCCCGCGCGGCCGGCCAGTGGGACCGGGTGCAGCGCACCAAGCGCACCCACCCGTATCTGCTCTATCAGCTGGGCCCCAGCCGCGAGCACCGCCCGGAGCACCGGGGCTGGCTCGGCCTGCTGCTGCCGGTGGACGACCCGTTCTGGCGCACGCATTACCCGCCGAATGGCTGGGGCTGCAAATGCTGGGTGCGCCAGGTGTCCCGCCGGGAGGCGGAGCGGCTGATCGCCTCCGGCCGGGTGTCCACCACCGCCCCCCAGATCCGCACCCGGCTGTGGGTCAACGAGCGGACAGGGGAAGAGCAGCGGATCCCGCAGGGCATCGACCCGGGCTGGGACTACCACCCCGGCGCCAGCCGCGCCCAGGCCATCGCCGGGAAGGCCGACCAGGCAGAGGCCCGCTTCAACGGCCAGGAATAGCGTTTCATCCCGCAATCTCGATACACTGTCCGCATGGACAGTCTTATACCGATCACCCTCTATCACCGCCAGAACCACCGGGTTCACACCTACCGCGCCGGCACTGGTGGCAGCCTCGGCGTGTTGAGGCGCGACGGCGAGTACTACTTCATGCACTGCCGGGGCGCGATCCGGCGGGAGGACGTGCCCGCCGGCGCCCAGCCGGTGAAGCTGCTGCTGGAAGCCTGGAGCCCCGGCGCCGGCGAGCAGTTCGTGAGCGAGCGGAATTACGTCGATGGCGATCACCACGTGGTCGGCGTGCGGATCGGCCACGAGACCTATGTGGTGTTCTACGATGGCCATCACAGAGAGGTCCCGCCAGCCCCCTGGTGGCGGTCTCGCTAAAACGCCCTCTGAGGCCCCTCACGGGGGCGACCCGCTACGGACGCCCCGGTAAGGACGGCCCCCGCCCTTCTCGGCGCGTTTAAACGGCAGTTAAACGGTTCCCGGAACCGGGGGAGTGGCCCCGCTTTCCAGATTCGGGAATAATCACCCTGATTCCCCCGTCCCGCGACCCTCCTCCCGATCACGGGTACTGAACCCGTTCAGTCTCTCCGCCCGCGCCGCCGGGGCCTACTCTGGCCCCATGATCTATTCGACCCCGAAACTCGCCTCCGCTATCCGCCTCGCGCTCTGCCATGAGCAGCGAGAGCTGCGGATCGCCCTGAACTTCGAGCTGCCCGCCGACGGCACCGTGCCGGAATGGCTGGAGCTGCTGCCGGCTGGCGACCTGGTCGCCGGCCGCGACGGCCGCACCTGGCGCAACCCGGATCCGGACTCCGTCGTCCAGCAGACGCTGGCCCTGGGCCGGGACACCCCGCTGGACTGGGAGCACGCCACGGAGCTGAAGGCGCCGAAGGGCGAGCGCGCCCCGGCCGCCGCCTGGATCACCGAGCTGCAAGTGCGGAACGGCGCGATCTGGGGCCGGGTCGCCTGGACCGACGCCGGCCGGGCATCGGTGGCGAACCGCGAGTACCGCTACATCAGCCCGGTGTTCCACTACCACCGCGAAACCCTGGTGATCCAGCGCATCACCAGCGCCGGCCTGACCAACAGCCCCAACCTGTACATCACCGCTCTCAACCAGTCCGGAACCGGACCCGAGGAGGAACTACCCGTGAAACTCTCCGCAGCCCTGATCGCAGCCCTGGCGCTGAAAGAAGGCGCCACCGACGACGACGCGGTCGCCGCCATCAATCAGATGAAGGCGGACAAGACAGCCGCCGAGCAGGCCAAGACCAAGGCCGAGGGCGACCTGGAAGCCGCGCTCAACCGCGCCACCCCGGGCCTCGACCAGTTCGTGCCGCGCGCCGACTACAACACCGCGATCAACCAGACCAAGGAGTTGCAGGCCAAGCTGGACGCCCGCGATAAGGCCGATCTGGAAACCCAGATCGAGACCGCGATCAACGCCGCGCTGGACGCCCGCAAGATCACCCCGTCCACAGCCGAGTACCACAAGGCGCAGTGCCGCCAGGAAGGCGGGCTGGAGCGCTTCAAGGAGTACGTGGGCGCCGCGCCGCAGATCGCCGCCGACACCGACCTGGACAAGCGCGAGCAGGACAAGAACAAGGACACCGCGCTCAATCAGGAGGAGCAGCGCGCGGCCGCACTGTTCGGCAACAGCGCCGAGGACCTGAAGAAGTACGGCGGCTAAGCCCCGCCGGCTGACCCTTTCGCATACGGAGAAAACCCATGCTCAGTGGAGACCGCAACACCCCCTATCAGAACGGCCAGCTGGTCCCGGTGCCGCTGGCGGCCGCTGCGGTGGCCTACGCCGGCGGCCTGGCCGGCATCAACGCCGACGGCTATGGCGAGCCCGGCACCACCGCCACCGGGCTGGCGTACTTCGGCCGCTTCGAGGAACACGTCGACAACAGCGAAGGCGTCGACGGCGACAAGCAGGCGCTGGTCCGCCGGGGCGAAGCGTTCAAGTGGGAGAACAGCGCCGGCGACCCGGTGACCCAGGCGTCCCTCGGGCGCACCTGCTACATCGAGGACGACGAAACCGTCTCCGGGACCGATGGGGAGGGTGCGCAGTCCGCCTGCGGCACCGTCATTCAAATCGATGAGGACGGCGTCTGGGTGGCGTAAGCCGCCCGGACCCTCTCTCACTAACAGGAGCAGCGGACTATGCTGATCAATAAACAGTCGCTCGATCTGATCTTCAAGAACCTGAAGACCACATTTAACAAGGCGTTCGAAGGCACCGAAACCCACTGGGAAAAGGTGGCCATGCGGGTGCCCAGCAGCGGCAGCGAGAACAACTACACCTGGCTGGAAAACTTCCCGCGCATGCGGAAGTGGATCGGTGACAAGGCGATCAAAAGCCTGAAGGGCCACGGCTACACCATCGTCAACGATGACTGGGAGGCCACCATCGAAGTGGACCGCAACCACATCGAAGACGACAACCTGGGCATCTATGCGCCCCAGGCGCAGATGGCAGGTTGGTCCGCCAAGCAGCTGCCCGACGAGATCGTGAGCGACCTGCTCAACGAGGCGTTCGAGGCACGGTGCTACGACGGGCAGTACTTCTTCGACACCGACCACCCGGTGGGCAAAGGCGTGGTCTCTAACAAGGGCACGATGCCGCTGAGCGTCGCCAGCCAGGCCGCCGCTCAGGCGAGCTACGGCGCCGCCCGTACCGCCCTGCGCAAGATGAAGGACGATGAGGGGCGCCCGCTCAACATCAACCCCAACGTGCTGGAAGTCCCGCCGGCCCTGGAAGACGTCGCCAACGCGCTGATGAAGAACGATCGGCTCGAAGACGGCAAGCCGAACCCGTACAAGGGCACCGCCGAAGTGGTGGTGAATGCGCGCCTGACCAGCGACACCGCCTGGTTCCTGCTCGACACCACCAAGCCGGTGAAGCCGCTGGTGTATCAGGAGCGCAAGAAGCCGGTGTTCGTGCAGCAGACCAACATGGACTCCGACAACGTGTTTATGCGGAAGAAGTACCGCTACGGCGCGGAAGCCCGGGCCGCCGGCGGCTACGCCTTCTGGCAAATGGCGTTCGGGTCCACCGGCACCGGCGCCTGATCCGCACCCGCTCTCGCCGCGCCAGGGACGGCGCCCTACCGAAACCGCGAACCTGCCGGTGGATAGCGGACCGATAACCACAACGGCCAACCGGATCCATTTCAGCCCAACGGAGACCCCCGATGGCAGCGAACAGAAAAGCCCCGGCCAAGAAGGCGGCCGCCCGCACGGCCCAGGCCGATAAAGACCAGGCGGCCAAAGCCAACGACACCCAGGTGCAGGACCCGAAAGCGCCGGAGCCGGCGCCGACCCCGACCGAGTCCACGCCTGGCGCGGATGACGCGGCCGCGCAGAACGGCGACGCCCCCAGCGATCCGGTGCCCGCCGCCCAGCAGGAGCCGGCGAGCCCGTCGGACGATGGCGCCGCCGAACCCGACGCCACCCCGGCGGCCTCCGGCGAGCTGGCGGATGGTGCCGACACCGAGCAGGGCGACAAGAGCCAGGCCCCGGCCCCGACCGCCGCCGATAACGACAAGGCTTCCAGCGAGAACAAGGGCGCCATGCGGACGGTGGAAGCCAAGGTGGAATCGTTCTGGCGCGCCGGCCGTAAGTGGACCCGTAAGCCGCAGGCGGTACGGATTGAGCTGCTCACCGACGGGCAGTGGAAGCAGCTCTTTGACGAGCCGCTGCTGGTGGTCAAAGAGCTGGACCATTCCCCGGCGGACGACGCCTAAGCCATGAGCTACGCGACCCTGGCCGCGCTGCTGGAGCGGTACGACGAAAGCGAGATCCTCGTGATCGCCGACCGCGACCGGGACGGGGAGATCGATCACGCCGTGGTCCAGGACGCCCTGGATGACGCCACGGCGGAGATCGACACCTGGGTGCAGGCCCGCTACACGCTGCCCCTGCCCCGCACGCCGGACGTGCTGGTGCGCATGTGCGCGGACATCGCGGTGTACCGCCTGGCCGTGCACGCCAGCATGGCCACGGAGGAGCGCCGCCAGCGGTACGAGGACGCCGTCAAGCTGCTCAAGGCCATCGGGAACGGCTCCGCCAGCCTGGGCATGCCGGACCCGCCGAAGACGGTGAGCAACCGGGCCCGCCTGATCGCCCCCAATCGGCGGCGATTCTCTCGCCGTTCCATGCGGGGGCTGCGGTGATCGGGTTCGGTATTGCCATCGATGCGTCTGGCCTGGGCCGGCTCCGCGACTACGCGGACCGGTTGAGCGGCGTGCAGCTGCGCGACCTGGCGGAAGGCGTCGGCGCGGAGCTGGAGTCGCAAACCAAGCGGCGCATCGCCGACGAGAAAGAAAGCCCTGACGGCGAGCCCTGGGCGGACTGGTCCGACGACTACGCCGCCACCCGCCACGCGGGCCACAGCCTGCTCCGAGGCGAGGGCGATCTGCTGGACAGCATCCAGTACGAGGTGGCCGGCACGCGCATCCGCTGGGGCAGCCCGCTGATCTACGCCGGCGTGATGAACGACGGGGCCGAGCGCGGCGCCTTCGGCCGGAGCAGCCGGGGCCCGATCCCCTGGGGCGACATCCCCGGCCGTGAGTACCTGGGCGTGTCCGTCGAGAACGAAGAGGACCTGATTGGCGTGGTGGACGACTTCCTGGAATACGAGGTAATGCCGCGATGAGCCTGATCACCATCCGCACCGCCGTCGCCGATGCCATCCGCGCCGCCCTGCCGTCCCAGGTTCGCGTGGAAGGCCACGGCGGCCGCTTTGACCTTGGCGAGCTGCGCCGCGTGTCCACGCGCCCACCTGGCGTATTCGTCGCCGTGCTGGCGTTTGAGGAGATCGGCCAGTACGGCAGCTATCAGCTGACGCTGGCCGCCTACCTGGTCACCGCCGACGCACCGGGCACCAGCCGAGGCGACGCCGCACTCGCCCTGGCCGGCGGGCTCGCTCGCATCGTCCGGGGCAACCGCTGGGGCCTCGACGAATCCGAGGGCGTGCCGGAGAACATCGCCGGCCGCAACCTGTACGGCGCGGCCATCGACAAACACGGCATCGCCATGTGGGGCCTGACCTGGCGCCAGCGGTTCGAGCTGCTGGACGAGGACGACCCGGACCAGGCACTGAACGACTTCATTACATACCACGGTGAGATTGACGTGGATCCTACGCAGAACGGGGAGCCGACCGTGGCCGACACCGTCCAGCTTCCGCAGGAGTGACGCATGAGCAAGCGCAGGTTTATCAAGCCGGCCCAGGGCCGGGTGGTTCGTGACCCGGTCACGTTTCAACGGCTGCCGGACGAGGGCGACTTCGTGGTCTGGAACGGCTACTGGCAGCGCCGCCTGAACGATGACGACGTGATCGAAGCCGCGCCGCCCAAGAAGGCGCCGGCCCGCCGCGCCACCAGCTCGGATGAGGAGAGCTAACCGATGGATTTCAACCAGATCCCCGAGGACCTGCGGGTCCCGCTCGCGTACATCGAGTTCGACAACAGCCGGGCCAACGCCGGCGCGGTCACCAGCCAGCACCGCCGCCTGCTGATCGGGCAGATGCTCGCCACCGGCAGCGCCACCGCCGGCCAGCTGATCCGCGTGACCCGCCCGGACCAGGGCCTGCCGCTGTTCGGCGAGGGCGCCATGCTCACCGAGATGGTGCGCGCCACCCTGGAAACCGACCAGTTCATCGAGACCTGGGCGATCGCCCTGGAGGATGACGCGGCCGGCAACGCCGCCACCGGCACCATCAAGATCACGTCCGCGCCCACCGCCGCCGGCACCCTGGCCCTGTATATCGCGGGCCAGCGTGTGCGTATCGGCGTGGCGGCGGACGATGCGGTGGCGGACGTGGCCACCGCCGTGGCGGCCGCCGTGAATGCCCTCGGCCGCCTGCCGGTGACCGCCTCCGCCACCACCGACACGGTGACGCTGACTTGCCGGTGGAAGGGCGAGACGGGCAACGACATCGACGTGCGCGCCAACTACTACCCGGGCGAGGTGCTGCCCGCCGGCCTGGCACTGACGATCACGGCCATGAGCGGGGGCACCGCCAACCCGGACATCGCGCCGGCGGCGGCGGGCATGGCCGGCACCTGGTTTAAAACGGTGGTGACCCCGTACACCGACACGCCCAACCTGGACGCCCTGGCCGCCGAGCTGGAAGAGCGCTGGGGCCCGGTCGCGGCCTCCGACGGCGTGGCATACGCCGCGTACCGGGGCACCCATTCCGAGACGGCCGCGTTCGGTGAGGCGCGCAACGATCACGTCATGAGCTATTTCCCGGCCGGTGGGTTCCCGACCCCGCCGTGGATCCTCGCGGCGGTGAACGGCGCGGTGGCGTCCTACTACCTCAACCAGGATCCCGCGCGGCCGCTGCAAAGCCTGGAGCTGCCCGGCGTGCTGCCGCCGGCCGCCTCCGATCGCTACTCCGTGCCCGAGCGCAACCTGCTGCTCTACTCCGGCATTTCCTCCTACAACGTGGACGCCGCCGGCGTGGTCCGCCTGGACGCGCAGATCACCAACTACCAGGTCAACAGCTACGGCAGCCCCGATCCCAGCTACCTGTACGTCAATACCCCGGCCACGCTGGGCGCCCTGCGCGATCGCACCCGCAACTGGGTGACCCAGACGTTCCCGCGCCACAAGCTGCGCGGCAACGGCCCGGTCCGCCCGGGCTCCGCTGTGGTGACGCCGGAGATCTTCCGGGACGCGTACTACGGTGGCGTGGCGAAACCCGCCGAGGACGACGGGCTGATCGAGAACGCCCGCGAGCTGGTGGCCGGGATGGTGTGCGAGATCGACAGCAACAACCCGAACCGGCTTAACACCCTGACCCGGCCGGACCTGGTGAACCAGTTCCGCTTCTATGCGGAGCGCATGCAGTTCCGCGTTTAAACCCCTGTTGAGGAGTCATTCACATGACCAGATTGGTGGGCTCCGCCCAGATCGAGTTCGACGGCGCCGTCCTGCGTGTTGAGCAGGGCAACGCGACGCTCACGCTGGGCGGGCAGATTGCACAGACCCATATGGGCCAGGGCCGCGTAAACGGGCACAGCTATTCCACCGAGCCTGGGCGGATCGAAGCCACAGTGTCGCTCGCCGAGGGCGAGAGCGTGGCCCAGTACCTGGGAAAAGAGGGAACCGGTGTGTTCCGCTGCGATACGGGTCAGCGCTTTATCGTGACGAACGCCGTGCTGGTGGAGAACCCCAGCGTCAAAACCAACGCTGGCGGCAACGTCAACCTGGTGTTCGAGGGTGACCCGGCCGAGGAGCAGGTATGAACCAGGACACGTTCGACCTGGTCGACGGCCTGAAGCCGGTCTCGACCCTGCACCGCACCTGCACCATTCGCACCGCCACCGCCGGGGACGTCATTGATGCCCAGGCGGCGGCCGAGCGGGTGGTGCACACCGGCGATGGGGCCATGCTGCTGATCAGCGACAGCCGGCTGGGCTGGGAGATGACCCGGCGCCAGGTGGTGTCCATCGGTGACATCAAGGGCCCGCTCTCCGACGAGGACATGCGGGCACTCACGGGCCGGGATCTGAACCTGATCAACGCCAAGATCGAGGCGTTGGACAACGCGGCGTGGAAGGCTGCGCAGGAGCTGGTGCAGCGGGGGCGAGACCAGGGGCCTGGCGCAACCGATTGAGACGATGATGCTGACGCTGTCCGTCCGCCTGGGATGGACGGAAGACGCGACCAAGGCCCTGCCGATCCGCCGCTTATACACGCATTTCAGAAGGCTGACGCCCAGCAATGAGTGACCTGCGCACCTCCCTGACGATTGACCTGCAAGGCAACCTCCAGCAGCGTGCGCGCCGCTGGGGGCGGTCTCTTGATCAATTCTCCCGGGAAGGCTCGGCCAGCCTGACCCGGTTCGAGCGCGGCGCCGACCGGCTGAACAACGGCCTGGGCCGGCTGGGCAATCGCTGGTCCGGTCTGCTCACCGGCGCGGCCGCCGTGGCCACCGTGCGCCAGGTGGGCAACTTCAACGACCGCCTGATCCGCCTCGGCATCCAGGCCGACCTGGCCGACGACAAGCTGGACGGACTCAAGAACAAGATTTTCGACACCGCCAACGCCGCCGACGTGCGCGTCTCCCCGGACGAGCTGCTCAATGCCATCGACGCCATCGTCGAGAAAACCGGTGATCTGAAATTCGCGGAAGACAACCTGCGCAACATGGGCGTCGCCATGCAGGCCACGGCCGCCACCGGCGCCAACATCGGCGAGCTGTTCGCCGAGTTCCAGAAGATGGACATCAAGGCCCCCGAGGAAGTGCTGAAGGCCATCGACGTGCTCAACGTCCAGGGCAAGAGCGGCGCGTTCACCCTCCAGAACCTGGCCGCCCTCGGCCCCCGTGTGATCACCGCTTACACCGCCGCCGGGCGCGGCGGCGTGGAGGCGCTGCGGGAAATGGGCGCGGCGTTGCAAATGATCCGCCAGGGTACCGGCAGTTCGGAGATGGCCGCGACGGCGTTCGAGGCGACCATGCGCACGCTGACCGACGGCGACAAGATCAAGCAGCTGAAGACGCTGGCCGGCATCGATGTCTATCAGCACCTGGAGAACGGCGAGAAGGTCCTGAAGCCGATCAACCAGCTGATGATGGAGATCGTCCGGACGGCGGGCGGCGATATCAGCAAGATCGGCAGCATTTTCGATGCCGAGGCGGTGCGTGCGTTCAACGCGGCCGCCGGCGAGTTCAACCGCACCGGCCAGCTGTCCATGCTGGAGAAGTTCTTCAACGTCACCGCCACCGGCGAGCAAACCCTGATCGATGCAGGCCGGGGCGCACGGACGTTTGGGGCATCAATGCAACTACTCTCCAATTCCTGGCAGAAGTTTGGAGATAGCAATCTGGCGGAGCCGGTGGCGGAGCTGGCCGATGCGATCGGCAGCGTTGAGCCGGAGCAGTTCCAGCGCTGGATGGAGCTCGCCAAGAACCTGGCGTTGATCGGTGGCGGCCTGTTCATCGCGGGCAAAATGCGCCGGGGACTGCGGGGGGTGGGCCGCGACGCTGAAGCCCTCGAAGGCGGCGGGAATCGTGGGGGTGGCTTCGGTGCCGGCATGAACACGCCGGTGCCGGTCTATGTAGTGAACGGCGGTCGTGGAGGGCCGCTCGGTGCTGGTGGTGGTGCCACGGGCCGCCCGGGCAGCACGCCCGGGGCTGGCCGAAGCGGCGGACGGCTGGCGGCCGCCGGCCGCGTTGCCGGGAAAGGGCTTTTGCTGGGCGAGGCACTGGGCGCTGGGTACGCCGTAGGCAGCGTGCTGAATGAAGGCATCACGCTGGCGCTGAGTAAGTTGACCGGTAAAAGCACCAGCCTCGGCAGCGAGATCTACGATCTGTTCAATGACGATTCAAAGCTGCTCGCCCCCACGCCGCTGCCGAAGCAGGAGGTTGGCGGTGAGCTGACAATCCGGATCGAACAGTCCGGCCGTTCGCGGGTCACCGCCATGAAGAAACGCGGCGGCATGGATCTGAATGTGGACACCGGCGTAATGATGAAGGGGGATCAATGAAGCGAGTCGATCACCTTCATCGACGGCACCGGGGCAAACAGGTTTGCGCCGGGTCGGCCGCTGGGCAAGCGCAGGCAGTAGGAAATGGCCTGGTCTTTCATGGCCACCACGCCTGGTGTTTGTCCACCGCCCAGGCTGTAACGGAGCCGATGACCCGCCGCCCGGCCCGGGGCGTTCGCGCGCACGGTAAAGCTCACATCAACGCGATCACGCCACCCGTGCGCCTGCACCCAGTAGCTGCTCGGGTCCAGATCGCTGACCAACGCGACGCTCAGCTGCGTCATGTCGCGGAGCTCGTGCGGCGGGATATGGCAAAACGCCAGGTAGTTCTGAACGGCCTGCTCCACTGTCTCCCGGCTGCCCGCCGGCACGTCCCACTGCGCACGGTCGCGAATGTCCTTCAGCTGAACGTAATCCGGTTCATCTTCTTTGAGCTGGCACCAGCTCAGCAGCGTAACGGCCAGGGCGACCACAACCAGCCAACCACCAATCTCTTTCTTGCTCAATCCGTGGTTATCCATAACCCACCCCCATATTTTGTTGAACTGCGGAGTGTAGCATGACGGCCTGGCGCGACCAGATCCGCGAAACCGCCAGCTTCCGGGGCGTGGAGTTCTTCGTCGACTCCCACAACACCGGCGGCCTGGGTCGGCGACTGGCGAAGCACCGCTACCCCGGCCGGCCCGGCCAGTACGCCGAGGACCTGGGCGCGCAGATCCGCGATTTTCGGCTGGCGGCCTACCTGATCGGCCCGGACTACCTGGATGACCGCGACCGGCTGATTGAGGCGCTCGACCAGGAAGGCGCGGGCACGCTGATCCACCCCTGGCTGGGCCGGCTCCAGGTCAAGGTGGATGATTCCAGCCTGTCCGAGACCACCCGCGAGGGTGGCATGTGCCGGTTCGACATCGCGTTTACGCCGGCCGGTGAAAACAAGGAGCCCAGCGAGTCGCCGGACACCCGGGCCCGGGTACGCCAGGAATCCGCAGCGGTTCGAACGGCCGTTCAAGAGGTGTTCGAAGAGCAGTTCGATCTGACCGGCGCCCCGGAGTGGAGCGTTGACGCCATCCGCGATCGGCTCACCGATCTGGCCGGCCAGATCCAGGCGCAGGCGGATGACCTGGCCGGGCAGATCTCGAACCCGGCCGGGCTGGCCAACGGCATCGTCGATGCGGTGGTGGCCATCTACAACGCCGGGGCCGGCGGCATCGGCAATATCCTGCGCGCGCTGGACTGGGGCAGCCAGTTCCCACCCATCACCCTGAACACCCCGCTGCGCCGCCAGCAGGCCCGCAACCAGTCCGCGATCCGTGACCTGGCACAGGCCGCCGGTGCAGCGTCGGCGGCGGATAGCCTGGCCGGCGCCGAGTTCCCCAGTCAGCAAGAAGCCGGCGAAGCGCTGGAAGCCATCAACGACGTGATCGACGGCGTGCAGAGCAACACCGACCCGGACGGCAACCCGATCGCGGACAGCGTGTTCCGTCGCCTCCAGGACCTGCGCGTGGCCGTTATCGAGGACGTGCGCGAGCGCGGGCTGAGGCTGCCCGAAGTGGCCAGCTACACCCCGCCCACTACGATGCCGGCATTGCTCATTGCCCACCGCCTCTATGGCGACGCCACGCGGGAGGCGGACATCGTCGCCCGCAACCGCCTGCGCCATCCGGGTTTCGTGCCCGGTGGCGAGGCGCTGGAGGTGCTGCGCGATGTCTGAAGCGATTCTGAAGATCGGCGGCGGACGGTTCGCTGGCTGGAAAACCCTGTCCTGCACGCGAAGCATCGAGCAGGCCAGCAATTTGTTCTCGCTGGAGGTGACCGAACGGTGGCCCGGGCAACCGGACCGCTGGCCGATCAATAAAGGCGATGAATGCGAGCTGATCCTGGACGGCGCCACGGCGATCACTGGCTACGTGGACCGCCGGCGCCCCAGTTTCAGCGCTGACGCCAGCGGCTTGACGGTGGGCGGCCGCGACCGCGCCGCCGATATCGTTGACAGTTCAGCCCGGCGCCCGGGCAGCGACTACAAGACGGGCGACCTGGGCAGCCTGTCCCTGCCGGCGCTCGCCCGCCAGCTGTGCGAACCCCACGACGTGCGCGTGGCCGTGGCCAGCGGCCTGGATGTGGGCGCGGCGTTCGCCAACTGTTCGATCGACCCCGGGGAAACCGTGTGGGAGTGCATCGAGCGCTACGCCCGCCAGCGCGCCGTGCTGGTGATGAGTGACGGCCGGGGCGGCCTGCTGCTCACCCGGGCCGGCGCCGGCCGCAGCTCCGGCGCGCTGATCGAGGGCGAGAACATCGAAGGTGCCGAGCTGGACGACGACGACAGCGAGCGATTCGCGCGCTACGTGGCCCTCGGCCAGAGCGAATCCACCGAGAGCTGGAACGGCGCCCAGGCACTGCATGCCAGCGGTGCGGCCAACGATCCGGCCCTGCGCGCCAACCGCGTCAAGTTGCTCACCGCCGAGACCCTGGCCACCGGCGTGACCCTGGCCGATCGCGCGGCCTGGGAACGGGATATCCGCCGGGCCCGGGGGCGCAGCATCGTCATCACCGTGAGTGGCTGGTCAATCAACGGCCGGTTGTGGCAGCCCAACGAGCGGGTGCCGGTGAAGATCCCGCGCTGGGACATCAACGCGGAGCTGCTGATCAAGCAGGTCACCAGCATCAAGGACGAAGAAGGCAGTCGCTCGGAAATCACCGTGGTGCCCCAGGACGTGTACAGCCTGATCCGCATGGCCCCGGCGACGAAGGGCAAGAAAGCGCAGGAGAAGTGGTGATGCGGCTGCTGCAAATGATCCAGCGCCTGGCGTCGGCGGCCCGCCTGCTGCGGGTCAACGACGGCACCCGCATCCAGATGATCCAGGTGGAGATCCTCGGCGGCGAGATCCGCAACGTCGCTCGGCTCCAGGACTACGGCATCACCAGCGTGCCCCTGCCCGACGCGGAAGGCATCGCGCTGTCCCTGAACGGCCAGCGCGGCCGCACCGTGGTCATCAAGATGGACGACGGCCGCTACCGGCCGGTGGATCTGCAACCTGGTGACACCTGCCTGTACACGAACGAGGGCACCGTGGTGCACCTCCAGAAAGGCCGCAAGGTGCTGGTGGACGCCGCCAGCGAGGTCACCGTGCGGTCGGCTGACATCGTCATGGATGGCCCGGTGCGGTGCCTGGGCACGCTCACGGTGGCCAAGCTGATCAAAGGCGAGCAAGGGCTGGCGATCGCCGGCGGCACCGCCAACATCAACGGCGCCACCATTGGCACCGACGGTAACCTGGTTACCAAGCAGGGCAATTCATCAGATGGCCACCGCCACAACTACGGCGGCTCGCCGACCACGCCGCCGATCCCCTCATAAGGAGCCGCCCCATGCTGCACCTGAAGTCGTTCAGTCCTGACGATGGTTCCCCGCCACGGTTTGATATCAGCCTGGACGGGACCGGTACCGCGCTTGAAACCGGCGTGCTGATGTCGCTGTTCCTGGATGGCCGCGCGGACGCGGACGACGATCTGCCGAAGGGGGCGGACCGCCGGGGCTTCTGGGCTGATGCGTATGAGGACGGCGACAACACCGGCTCGAAGTTGTGGCTGCTCCGCCGCTGCAAGACCATCCCGGACGTGCTGCGCGACGCGCAGGCGTTCGCCGAGGAGGCGCTGAGCTGGATGCTCCGCGACGGGGTCGCATCCCGGGTGCAGGTGACCGTCGAGCGTGACGGCACCTACACCCTGCGGCTCACGGCCGTGATCGATGCGCCCGACGGCGGTCGGTACGAAAACACCTGGCACAACATCACGTTTCTATAGGACCGTAAATGCCGTTTGAACGCCCGCACATCGCGCAGATCAAGGCCCGCATCGAAGCCGATGTGGACGGCCGCCTGGTCGCCGGCGATCCACGCCTGCGCCGGGATCTGATCCGCGTATTGAGCCAGATGGAAGCGGGCGTGGCGCACGGTCTGTACGGCGATCTGCAATGGCTGGCCGAGAACCTGCTGCCCAACACCCGCGACCCGAACATCCTGCAAGCCTGGGCGGAGATCTACGGCGTGCCCCGCCTGGGCGCCACCCGCGCCGAGGGCCCCATCGCTATTCTGGGCAACCCCGGGTTCACGCTCGCCGCCGGGGACGTGGTGTTTCAGTACTCCGACGGCCGCCGCTACGAGCTGCTGGACGATGTGTCCGCTGCCGGGCCCTACGCCGAGGGCCGTGTCCGCGCCGTGGACGGCGGCGCGGCCGGCAATCTGAGCGACGGCGAAACCATCACGCTGCTCGACCCGTTGCCCGGAATCCAAAGCGAGGTATTCGTCATCGCACCCGGTATCAGCGGCGGCGCGGACATTGAGTCGACCACCGCGTGGAGCGCCCGCCTGCTCCAGCGCATTCAGCAGCCCCCGCAGGGCGGCAGCCTCTCGGACTACGAGCGCTGGGCCCGCGAGGCGCACCCGGCGATCACCAACGTTTGGCCGAAGGGCGCGACGCCCATCGCGGGTTTTGTCACCGTCTACTGCATGGCCTACGGCAGCACGCCCACCGGCGAGCCGGAACCGACGGTCATCGATGCGGTGAAAGCGAACATTGAAGCCAAGCGCCCGGTGCAGGGCCGCTACTACGTGCTCGCGCCCAGTCTCAAGGAAGTTGATCCGATCATCTCGCTGAACCCGAACACGCCAGCCGTGCAAGCCGCCGTTGAAGCATCCCTGCGGGATCTGTTCGAACGGGAAGCGGCACCGGGCACAGCAATCCCGCTCAGCCACGTTGGTGAGGCCATCTCACTGGCGCCTGGCGAGCAGGACCATATGACGAACCTGACGCCCGTCGACTTGCAGCCTGGCGCAGGCCAGCTGCTGGTCCTCGGCGATATCACGTGGGTGCCGCTATGAGCGCGTATGCCAACCAACTAGTGCAGCTTCAGCCGCCAGGGCTGGCTCTGCCGACGGAGCCGGACTCCGCCTGGGTAGAGCTGCTGGAAGGCATCGCGGCCGAGTTCGCGCGAATCGATGCGCGCACCGCCGATCTGGAGCGGGAAGTCACGCTGCAACGCGGATCGGTCGAGCTGCTCAGCGAATGGTCCGAGGTGGTCTCCGACCCGCAGGCAGCGGAGCCCGCCGGCGGCACCCCCGCCGAGCGTCTGGCGCGGATCCGCGCCAAGCTGGCCGGGGTCGGCGGGCAGTCAATCAGCTACTTCATGGACATCCTGCGGCAGTTCAACGCGCCGTCCCATATCCAGGAGTGTCAGCCGTTCGAGATGGGCCGCAGCGGCATGGGTGATCCGATCGGTGGCGAGAAGTGGCTCTACACCTGGCGGATAATTCTTGAGGAGTACGTGGCGCCTGAAACGGTTCAGGCGATCACGGAGATCGTCAACCGGCACAAGCCGGCCCACACCATCGTGACCGTGCGCATCGAGATACCGCCGGCCACCCCGGAACAGCGCTGGCATCAACTGGCCGGCCTGACTGCCCAATAGAGAGGCGACCATGCAACAAGTATTCGATAACCAGGCGGCCGACGGCACCTCCTCAACGTTTAAACACCTCGGCTCCAGCCGTGTCCTGAACGTCTACGTGGCCGGCACCCTGGGCGGCGGCACCGTCACCGTCGAAGCGCAAACGCCGGACGGCGAGCGCTGGGTGCCCGTCGCCGGCGGCAGCATCGACCGCCCCGGCATGCACGCGATTTTCGCGGCGCCCTTCGTCGGCCGCCTGACGCTCGCCGGCTCCACCGGCGCCAGCGTCTACGCCTATGCCGAGACCGACGACGCCGAAGCACAGAACCGGGTTTACGAGGCGTAAGGGGCCATTATGTTGCGCAACACGCTGCTGCCGCCGATTCAAACACCCGCCCGCGATCCGGTCAGCAACGGCCGTTATAGCGGCCTGTTTGCTGATCTGGTCACTGGGACCTATCGATTCGAGGGCCGCCGCAGTGTTTATAGAGATGTCTTTGAGAATACACGGCCCGGTTCTACAACCATATTGGATGCCAATGGTGATTTGATCACTGTTCTGGCAGGCCAACCCGCGCTGGGGCCGGACGGTCAGCAGATCTGGCCTTTACCGGTCACTAACTACAGCGCTTGGTCTCGACTGCTCAGCAACTGGGGAGGTCAAGGTTATGAAGTGACCGATGATTCAACCCTAGGGCCGGACGGCGCTTTCTCAATGTCGCGCGTGAACCTGACACCAAGAGGAGACCGGCGCGGATTGGTAGATTTCGGATATTTGAGCTCGTACACCTCGGGGCAAGTGCGCTATCTGTCGTGCTATTTCCGTCGAGTTGAAGAGTCGGTATCGACTTTCGCCATTGGTATGTGGAATGGATCGGCTAGATTTTGCTGGGGCGCTTATGACGTGGAGATTGAGGAATTTTCCACGGTGAGCTATGCCGGTGCGGGCACATTGGACTTGGTGAAAGTTGAGAATATAAAAGACGACTTGTGGCGCTTGGAAGTGAAATGGACCTGCGCACTGGATGCCGGGTTTCGGGTGTGCATCAATGCCGGCGTCGGTAATGCTCAGGCACTCTACAACGGCGAAAACCTCCTCCAAACTGGCGCTATAGGAGCCGGTTTCCTGTCGGTGTCCGACATTCGCAATGCGCCTTATATTCCTACGAACGGCGCCGCCCAAACGCGGGCTGCCGATAATGTTTCGGTTCCTGGCATTGACAAATATTCATGGTTTGTCACAGATCGATTTACCGCTTTACTTGACGCCCAGTACCGTTTCACGAACGACCAGGTGATGTTCTCTCTCGTTACTACGAACACGAACTCGGCTACTTCCGTTCAATGCTTGAGGCTAAGGAAGAATTCCGATAACAGCATCGCCTTGACCCTTGCCATGTCTAACGGCTCCACGATTAGTGCGGCCACACCGTCATCCTTCTACGAACCGTTCATCGACTACAAGATTGGCGTTTCGGTGGGACCTGGCAAAATTGTTCTGTCAATTAACGGCCACTCGTGGGAGTCCCAGGGTGAAGTCGAAGCGTTGCCCTACATCAGGGCAGGCTTCGGGGAACGCGACCGGCCCTGCCCTCAAAGCCTCCGGCGTTTTTTGTTGGACAGTGTAGTAACAGCGCCTGCGGAGCTGAATGCGATTACAGGAGCGGGCTTATGAGCGACCAGCAATGGCCAGAACTTTACCTGCGCGCAGCTGACGAGCCGGCGCTTACAGCTGCTCTCTCTGCTGCACTCGGCATGTTCGAGGACGACGAGGGCGCAGAGCATCCGGCGCTGCTAACGGGCACCCACCAGTGCGTAGTGCGTGCGCCGCTCTCGGAGCCCACCGGCGAGGCCGACGAAGACGGCGCACCGATCATGCAGCCCGTGCCCGGGTATCACGCCGACCTGCTGGTGCACCCCGACCGTGTAGAGGCGGTGGCAGAGGCCCTGGGCTCGGTGGTGATCGACCCGCCTCCAGTTACCCCCCAATTCCACTGGTCACGCTGAACCAATTCACTGTCCGAGGCGATAGCTCATGTACAAGTACGACGCAGGAACAGCCACCGCCGGCGGCGAGTTTTCCGACGGCGACGATACGACGGTCCCGCCGATCCCCAGGACGATGATGGAGGCGAAGTGGCCGAATATGATTCAGCGCGAGCTGCTGAACGTTCTGGCAGCCGCCGGCGTCGAGCCGGCCCCAAATCAGTTTGATCAGGTGGTGCGGTCTATTAAAGCCATGATCGGCGCGGAAGCTGGTCATGTGGGCCAGATCCTCACGATGGCGGGCCGGAACGCGGCAGCCGCCCCGCCGGGCACTCTGTTTCTCGATGGTGCGGAGCTGAACCGGACGGCGTACTCGGAGTTGTGGGCATGGGCGCAACAAAACGCCCGCATCGTGACCGACTTTTTTTGGCTCGCGGAGTTGGGAAACCGGCCGGCATTCTCTGATGGCAACGGCAGCACGACTTTTCGGATTCCTGACGTCCGGGGCCTGTTCCTCCGCTGGTGGGGTGGCGCCGGCGCATGGGACTCAGGACGCACAGCGATGACGATGCAGCAGGACGCCCTCCAGAACATCACGGGCAATTTCCAATTGACGACTCGCGGCGGTGCGACGAGCAGCGGCGTATTTGCCGACACGCAACTGGGTAGCGCTCCCGAGGAGGACCAATACGGCAGCTACAACCGTACTAACGAAATCAGCTTCAACGCCAGCCGCGTGGCGCGTACTGCTGCCGAGACCCGCTCCATCAACGCGGCGTTCCCGGCATTCATCCGTTACAAGAGTATCGCTGCATGAAGATCTATCACTACCATCCAGTGACCCGTGAGTTTCTCGGCGAAGATGATGCCCGCCCGGATCCGGAGCTGCCGGATCACGTCCTGGCCCCCGCCGACGCCACGACAATCAAGCCGCCGGCGCCGCCGACGTGGCCCAGCGGCTGCGTGGCCCAATATGACCCGGATACGGAAGCCTGGAACCTGGTCCCGGACCGCCGTGGCACCGTCTACTGGACCCCGGAGGGTGAGCGGCACCAGATCACGGACCTAGGCGTGGAGCCCCCGGAGGGCGCGCTGGACGCCCCGCCGCCGCCCTCTCCGGAGGATCTGGCAGCAAAGGAGCGGCAGCGGCGCAACGGTCTGCTGAGGGCCACTGACTGGACCCAGCTCGCCGACGCCCAGCTCCGCCTGGGCCCCGAGCGAGTGGCGGCTTTTGAGGCGTACCGCCAGGCGCTGGCTGACGTTCCGCAGCAGGAGGGTTTCCCGGAGGCCATCGAATGGCCGGAGGAGCCGGAATCTGCCTGA